CTGCCCTTACCAGACTTGCTGTTATTGATGATCGCCAATCCAAGATGATTGAAAGTCAGGACCGAATCTTCAAGTTGCTGGATAGTCATGATGGTCGAATCATAGCCCTAGAAAAAGACGATAGTCATCAAAAGGTGGCAGTCGATTGGGTATACAAAGCAGTCTGGGCAATGGTCGGGGTTGCTGCAATGTATGCTGCTAAATTCATGGGGCTAATGTGAGTCGTGTTCAAATCGCTGCGTTATCACTTTCTGCAACTGCTCTTGTGGGCATTGCTATGTCTGAGGGTTATCGGAGTGATGCTTATGCTCCTGTGGCTGGCGATGTTCCTACTATTGGATTTGGGACTACTGAAAACGTCCGAATGGGCGACAAGACAAATCCAGAGCGAGCATTAGTCCAATTGCTTAAAGATTCTAACAAGTTTGAGAAAGCAATAAAGAAGTGCGTGTCTGTACCTTTGTACCAGTATGAATATGATGCTTACATCGAACTATCGTACAACATTGGTCCAGCAGCATTCTGCAAATCAAGCATTGTCAAATCCTTGAACTCTGGCGATTACGCCGGGGCTTGCAAGGGCATACTCAAATGGGACAAGTTCAACGGTAAACCGTTACCGGGGCTGACTAAGCGCAGACAGAAGGAGTACCAGCAATGTTTGGGATCAGCAGATTAACTGGAATCTTGATTGCTGTCGGATTGACGGTGGCAACCATCTATGGGCTTGGCTACAAAAGTGGTAAGCACTCAGTACAAGTTGAGTTCGATGCTTACAAAGCTCAGGCACAGATTGAGATGGCAAAGCTAGCCGCTCAAACACGCGATACTGAACGCACCATGCAATCTCAGTCCAACCAAATTCAAAAGGACAAACAACATGAAATCAACGCTATCAATCGCGCTGCTGCTGCTGTCTTTGGTGGGTTGCGGCTCCGTCCAGCCCGTGACGAAAATCTGCCCTCAGATTCCAGAACTACCGAAAGTTGCGACGGATCACAACTTTACCGAAACGATGCAGAATTTCTTGTCCGGGAAGCTGAAAGAGCAGACGAAGTAATGGCAGAACTGAAGGCTTGCTACAAAGCCTATGACTCCGTTAAATCATTGACGGATTCACAATAGTTCTAGCGTATTCCCCAAAGCGTCGATGATAGGTAATGCACTGAGCATCACGCTGGCTACGATACCCTGTGTTGTGCGCCCACAGGTCGTTAGGTTGTAGAACTCGATGCGTCTCGACAGATACCCCCGGTAAATCCTTGGTCAGTTTGTGGTGAATGTGTCCCATGTGCGCGTAGCGATATTGGCACTCGCCCCACATCTTCGCCTGATCGCAAGCCATGACTGCCGCTAACTGCTCTAGCTTGATGGTATCCCCATGAGTAGCTGCCAACATCACATCACCAAATCTAGCGTAATAGAACTTGTTGGGTGATGTCTCAATGGTTACGCGTGGTTCATTCTCATAAGCTACTTGCAACCACAAACTTAAGTCGATCGCACTGTAATCATCGTGATTGCCAATAATGTTCCAGACAATCACTTTTTGATGCTTGCGAAGACACATTGCAATCATATTCCGCATAATCCTAAAACCTACCTTGCGAACCTTTTGATAACGTCCGTCAACATCTAAACGGTGGCCGCTTCGTTTTGTGCGGTCCTCGCCATCGTCACTGTGAAAATAATCCCCAAGATTCAACAAGATAGCAGTTGCAGCACTAGGTGCGCGTTCTACTAAATCTGCATGACATCCGGTAAATAATCGTTCGGCAGAATCAAGATCATGGTCTTGTCCTGTTTCTTCGTGCCATGAGCGCAAACCCACGTGCGGGTCGCCATAGCACAGCAGATTCAAAAAATCTTCGTCACCATGTTGCGTAGGCGCGTGTGTGGGTGCAACCCTAACGATGTCCTCGGCAAAAGCCTCTAGGAATGCTTGCTTGATGTCTTCGTCATTCTGCTTATCTTGGCGACTCTTTACCCATTGACCGCGAACCTTGCCGTCACTGTCGTAATAGGTTGATACGCCCCTGACCGAATAGCCCTCGGGGACAGAGTGAGTCATATCATGGACAGGGCTGATACCGCGCAAAGCTGCTCTGCGACGCAATCTTTGCAGGGCTTTTTCTATGTTGCGTTTTGCAATGTTTAGGTGTGCTGCTGCTTTGGCATTGCTGCCGCACTGCTCAATAGCGTCCAAGATTTCGTGATCCCGGACTGTTGCAAACTCTCTTAGATGATTCATAAGTCACCCAAATAAAAAAAGGGGCCAAAGCCCCTATTGTCATGCGTCAAAATCTTCGTCAGAGATTAACAAACACGCTTCACCATCTTCATCGAGGGTGACAAGAATGTGTTTGCCATCATCCAGACACAAAACAACATCCTCATCTTCGTCCAGCAGAACATCGACGATAGTGCGTCCCAAAATGCTTGCAATGGTTTCATTCATAATTTGCGTCCTTAAGAATTTTCTGGATGTCCGGCGGTTTCCAACCTTCCGGCTTTAGAACTTTACCATCGCTCCGGCGGCGAACCTTTCCGGTTTTCAAATCAATCTTGCGAAGGTTGCTCAGAGTTACCGCGTCCCAAGCTGTTTCAATCGGATAGCCTTTAGCCAGTGCATAGCCAATAAGCGTCCAAATGGTATCGCATACCGCATCCAATGCCAAAGCATGACCGCCACCCTCGACTGCTTCGTCGAGTTCATTTAATTCTTCATTGATAAGGTGTAGGTACATGGTTGCCAATTCTTCAGATGGTTGCTGATCGCAAGCATCCATAAATTGCTTCACATCATTAAAAATGCTCATAGTTACCTCAGAATGGGACTTCGTCTTCATACGGATCGGATTTCTTTCCAGATTTGGCAACAGGCGCATCAACGGCAGGCTTATCACCCTTACCAACCATAGTCAGCCGATCAACAATGACTTCTGTTGAGTAACGCTTCTGGCCATCCTTTTCATATTCTCTGGTCCGCACAGAACCCTCAACCAGCAGTTGTGAGCCTTTTTGGACATACTTTTCAACGATGCTGGCCGTTGATTTAAATGCGACACAGGCGTGCCATTCAGTATGTTCTTTGCGCTCGCCATTGCGATTGCTGACGGTGCTGGTAGCAATGCTAAAGGATGCAACCTGATCTGCATTCGCAGTCACTTTAACCACGGGGTCTTTGCCAACACGACCAAACAAAAAGATTTTATTCATTTCTCGATTCCTGTATGAGATTTACCAACTTATCTACTTCTACCAAAAACTCAACTACTTGCTTTTCCATATCCTCGATATATTTGTTGTCCCTATCTATCCTGATTTGAAAGTAAGACTGCTCGATACGCGGGTCAAAACTCACAAAGTCACACCACTGCCGACCAGTGCAAGCCATTTGAAACTGCATTTGAGGGATGTACTTTGTCGGGGCTTTCTTAGCTATGAGTGTCTCAATATGAGTCGAAGTATTGGGACACTTAATCTCTAGCAGTCCGTCAGTGTTTATTAGCCCATCAGGACTCGCCCCTGCGTTTGGAATGCGCGGGTTAGGGCAAAACCCTGTCTGCATCACCATAACGTCATTACGAGCCTCATACGCCTCCCGAGCTAGGTATTCAGTTTCTACGCCCCATTGCATTGCTGCATTGACGTAAATTTCATGACTCTGCCCAGACATCCTTTCCGCTGCAAGGATTGCCAGCATATTTTGGCGAGTTGCTGAACCCTTCTTCGCCAGTACGCTAGAAATCCTAGAACCCGTAACTTTGCCGAGCCTCAGCACTTTCCATGCTTCCGTGCCTTGACGAACATCCGTCACATCGTTTGTCATTGTGATCCTTTGACCATTGACAGTCTTTTGTCATTGTTACCGGATACTCACGCATCACTCTGCGTCCATCCTTCCAACCTACTTGGACAAGAATGGTGTCCCGCAGGGGTGCGCGATTGTAGCAACCGTACATCACCACGTTGCCAGCATCAGCCCAATGTTGGAAATGGCATACCCAAAAAACACCAGTGCCAGTTTTGGATTACCTTGGATTGCGAGGATGGCAGAAGTTATTAAGTAGGCTACCGTTACCCCGGCGATTAGATAAATTGCAAGAAAATTGCTCATAAAGCCTCCCATACTTTTGGAGCATTTCTTGCACGTCTTGGCAAAGCGCGAACTACGTTTTCCCTATCAAGTGAGTTCAAAGCAATCTTTGCTGTACGAATGTTGCATTTCAAAACATCTGAAACTTCAAATGTAGCCATTGGGCCTGTGTCCTTTAGCAATTCAACAATTTGATTACGAATTGTTCCGTCATACTTTTTAAAACTTTCATCTTTATCGTCAAGCAAGTGAGTGGTTCGATTGATAGGCGCGTGTTGAATGGGCTTAAGATCAAACAGTTCGTGAAATCTCATTTTCAAGCCAGTCCGCGAGTCGATTAACAATAAAAAGAGTCTTTTCTGCTTCTGCCAGTGCCATATGGTTGCGATTCATTAGGCAATCGTTATGACACTGCTTCAATGATTTTTCTGCTGCCATCAGGAACGTCGAATAGTCCTGCAAGTCGCTTGTCAATTTGTCATCAAGCGTAGTTGTGGCGAACTTATACATTGTCCATCCTTTTTGTAGAGTGTTCCTGTTACCCAATCTGCCCAGAGTTTTTGCGGTGCAGAATTCTTTTTGCCAAACATGGTTTCTTTGACAAACATTACTTCAATTTCAACAAATTCCCTGTTGGATACCCCGGTGATGGTTTGAACATTAAACCTGTGTTTTTGAGCCTGTCGGTAACGCTGGTGCATGAAAATAACCCCATGCTCCGACAAACAATCACCCTCACTGATCCGAAACCGCATTGACTACCCTCTTAGTCAGATTGGAAATGATTTTCCCGTATTGACTGGCGGGAATATCTGACAGGGATTTCACTTCGTAACCATCGCAAATCTTGCTGACTTCAACCTTTGCTTTGGCCGCAATTTTTTCAATCTGCGCTACGTCCTCGGGCTGAAGTTTGGCAGGGGCATCGTCGCTTGGAGGCAAGTCTTCGCCATTGTAAATATACAGTCCGATTCCGTGCATGGCGATTGCCTTTGCAAGACAGCGCATATAAGCAGTGTTGACTTGGAACGCATCAGGATTGTCTACAGCCTGATTACGATGGTTCATGACTGGCAGCAAGCACTTGCGGGTAGTGCCAAAAGCGTGAACCTTAACTTGCACCATCAAAGTGTTGTTAAATTTAATTGGCTCGACGTATTCCCAATTTGCGTTTTCGTCGTGGAGCAACAAAGTATCTACTGCCCAAGCCCATGAAAGGTAAGACAGTCCATTCTTTTTCTCGATGTGTTCCGAAACGTCAATTTTCCTGCGTTCTGCATACTTACTCATGATGATGTCCTTTCTTGTCATTGAAATCGAATGCGATGCTCCGCTTCAGTCTTTGCACACTCCCACAGCCAGTCGATGTAGTCCGACCATAAGCAACGTCCTGCTTCCGTGAACTTCTTTTCAACAATGTACTGAGCCAGAATGGGATCGTATTTAACGTCTTCCATAAAGTCTTTGAACATCGCCAACTTGTCATAAGCATAAAAGATTTCTTCCATCATCAACTCAATGCTGGATTGACGATCTGCCGCATCAATGTAAGGTTGTTCAAGCCACTGGTCGTGTGTCATTTATCCCCCCTTGCTCGGATAGCATCAACGGTCCGTTGAGCTACATTGTCTGATTCGCATTGACCGTAAACGATAGCGCAACAAGCCTCACGCTCCGCCTCTACACAATCCATAATCAACTTCAACACCCAAGGCGGTACATCTCGGTGTCCCGCCATGCGGATGATGTCTTGTCTACTCAAACTTGATTCCATGTTGATCCTCAATCAATCGGGCAAACTGCAATGGCGATTTGGCAATGCTATGCAGTCCCCAAATCTTTTCATCCGTCAATGGTTTGCGCTCGTTGCGAACTCTGAATGCTGCTTTCCAAGCAGTGTGCCAAATGTCCCACATAGGGCCAAATTCTGCATACGTCTCTGACTTACCAGTTACAGATTTAGCCCAAAGTTGGTACTCTCGGCGCATTGCTTGTGTGTTCAAGCCAGCACTTCGGCGATTGCGAACAAGGCTGGAATTGCCACCAGTACGAACAGAGTGAAGATGATTGCCTCGACCCACTCAGCTGCGCTCATATCCTTCATATCTTCAAACATTGTTTTCTCCTGTATGTGCGGAATGCACAACCCGTATCTTCCGCAAAAAAGTTACCGTGTCAACACTTTTTTGTGGCAGACTGAAAGCTCAACGGAGGACAAAACATGAAATGGATGGTGTACGACGAAGACGGGCCTCTTAGAGCTTTTAGGACGCGCCGTGCTGCACTCAGATTTGCCCATGATGGTATGACCATCAAACGCATTACCAAACCAACTCACGACTTTGAGGAGGCATTGTTCTGATGCTTATCACTCCCCGCGACTTGGAAGGCTATGAGCCACCGAGGACCGCACTAGCTATCCGATCCGCTGACGAATACGTGGATGTTGTGCTAGACGCGTTTGCTAACCCTGAGAACGTATCTGGACACACATTGCCTTGGCCCAAGACTCAGGACAGCATTCGATTTCGCCCACAAGAAGTTAGTTTGTGGATGGGCATTAACGGGCATGGCAAGTCGATGATGACTTCTCATGTAATGCTGGATTTCTTGTTTCAAGGTGCAATCGTCTGCATTGCCAGTTTCGAAATGAAGCCAGCCGCTACACTCAAGCGCATGACCAAGCAGGCATTAGGCTTTGCTGGTCCGACGGAAAAGTTCATCACAGACTTTCATCATTTCTTGGCTGGCAGACTCTGGCTATACGACCAACAGGGTACGGTGGATAGTAAGGAACTGCTCAAAGTTATCCAATACTGTGCTGACGTTAAAGGAGTTCAGCACTTTGTGGTTGACAGCCTCATGAAAACTGTTCGAAATGAAGACGATTACAACGGTCAAAAGCTCATGGTCGATGCACTATGTTCGATTGCGCGTGACCATAATATCCATATCCACATTGTTCACCACAGTCGCAAGCTGGCCGACGAATCTCAAGTGCCGGGAAAATATGACAGCAAAGGCTCCGGCTCGATTACGGATCAGGTAGACCAATGCTTCTCAGTCTGGCGCAATAAAAAGAAAGAACAGCGCATCCAGAATGGCGAAGATGATGATGGTGTCGATGCTTTGCTGGTGTGCGACAAAAACCGCCACGGAGACTGGGAGGGCCGCATTGGGCTATTCTTTAACCCCGAAGGCCAGTTCTACGGGGAAAGCAATAGATGGAGACCGAGGTACAGCGAAAGAATCGGCAGCTAATGCC